AACGGACGAAGTTCATTCTCGTTTGCTGACGGGCAACCCAGCACTCACACAGTCATCACGCGATGACATTGCTGATATATTTAGACAGATGGCAAATCCATCTGAGGAAGCAAACTTAGAACTACACCGTACGATTGTCGAAGAGTTCTGGGCTAGGGATCAGGCGGGTTATAGGTGAACGTGCCATTGATATCTACACGGGTACAACGATGGACTTCAGCACCATCAAAGAAGTACTCGATAAGGTCACTGACCACACCCTGAAGGGTAGTGAAACCTACACAATCTTTGAGGCCGATTTCCTTGAGTTGATTGAGAAGGAAGAAGAGGGGGCAGACTTCCCCTTCGACTTGGGTATTATAAGGGAAAACATTCCCGGAATGTCACGAGGTAACTTGGGCATCTTGTTTGCCCGTCCAGAAACAGGTAAGACAACCTTCTGTGCTCACCTTTGTGCATCGTACATCAAGCACAAACACAAGGTAGCATACTGGGCTAACGAAGAACCTGCCGCCAAGATTAAACTTAGAATCATTCAAAGTTATCTGCGCCTGACCAAAGAAGAAATGGTGCGTGACAAGCGGCAACTCGCCCGAACCTATCAGAGTGAAATCAAACCGTATCTGACTATTGTAGATTCAGTAGGTTCATCTGTTGAGGAACTTGACCAATACTGCAAACTGGACAGACCCGATATCGTGTTCGCTGACCAGCTAGATAAGTTCCGCGTCAACGGAGACTTTGGACGTGGCGACGAACGCCTCAAAGAAATCTACATCAAGGCACGTGAGATAGCCAAGCGTAACGAACTACTGTTCTGGGCTGTATCACAGGCTAACTATGAGGCACACAACCGTATGAACATTGACTACTCGATGATGGACAATAGCCGCACTGGTAAGGCTGGTGAAGCTGACGTTATCATCGGCATCGGTAAGACAGGCGAGGTGGATGACGACAACTACATGCGTTATCTGTGCGTGTCCAAGAACAAGGTCAATGGCTGGCACGGCACCATCAACTCTAACATCGACGTACACAGGGGGTTCTACTACTAATGGATACCAAGCACGCACGTGGAGCAGTCAGCGAGATGATTGCATCTGCAAAACTAATGAGAGAAGGCTGGCACGTTTTCAGTAATGTTGCCAGTAACGGACTGATTGATATCGTAGCCGTAAACCCTGAAACCGGGGAGACAAAGTTCTACGATGTCAAAACCAAATCCTATCGCAAAGACGGTACACTCATATACCGCATCCCTAGCAAGAAACAAAAAGCTATCGGTGTGGAGATTTATATGATAGACCGTGTGGATATGGAGCAACTATGAACATCGTGACACTTGACGTTGAGACCACTGCGTCTCACAAACCGAACGGGTCGTGGACACCATCGCCCTTCTTCGAGAACCGTCTTGTCAGCGTAGGATACAAGCACGTCACTGACTTGACTGTAGACTACCTGTGCTTCTACCACACTGAGGAACGAGAGACCCCACAGGGTTGGCCGCAGCTAGACAAAATGCTGTCCCGTTGTGACCTGCTCATTGGACACAACATCAAGTTTGACCTGATGTGGTTACGCGAATGCGGTTGGACATATAGCGGTAAAATCTACGACACGATGATTGGCGAGTACATCTTAGCTGGCTCTCGTCGTTGGCCGTTGAGCCTAGCTGCTCTCGCTGAGAAGTACGAGGTGGGCAGCAAGAAGAAAGACCTCGTGCAGCCATACCTCGATGACGGTATCACATTTGACAAGATACCCTACAATATCGTAGAAGAGTATGGCAAAGAGGATGTACTCGTAACCGAACGCATCGCACTGAAACAAGCAGAAGCCTTTGGCACAACACTCGAAAGGATGTACAATGACAAGTAGTCTCGTCCCCACCGTGATGATGTCCTGCGAACTGACCGATGTACTGTGTGACATCGAGCGGGCTGGCATCAAGATAAACCGGGAAGTCCTGCAACAACTCAAGACAGACTTTGAGAATGAGCAGGAAGAACTGAAGTTGAAACTACGCAGCATGGCACAAGCAGCGATGGGCGACACACCTATCAATCTAGATAGCCCTGATGATCGATCAATGCTGTTCTATTCCCGCAAGGTAAACAACAAGGGCGTGTGGAAGACCATCTTCAATCTAGGCACTGAACAACGTGGTGCCACCAAAAAGCAGAAGATGCGACCCCGCATGAATCAGAAAGAGTTCAAGTACGCTGTAAGTGACAATACCACCGTATTGCGCCGTACGATAGGCTCACAGTGCGTTGATTGTGAAGGTAAGGGTAGGATACCTGTAATACGTAAAGATGGCTCAGTGGGCAAATCTGTGCGTATATGCAGGTCTTGTAACGGCAAGGGTATGACCTACGTTGAAACAGGCCAAACTGCTGGTTTTAAGATAAGCCCCCGTTCTGTGAAGGACATCGCAGCAGGTGGCTTCAAGACAGACAAGGAAACATTGGAGCAAAGACTTGATGAGTTATCTGGAAACGCTCGTGAATTCGTTGAAGCATACATTAGGTATTCCGCTCTCCGCACATACCTTTCTAATTTTGTCGATGGCATGTATAATAATCTTGACCGTGATGGCTTTATTCATCCTGAATTTATGCAGTGTGTCACTGCTACTGGCCGACTATCTAGTCGAAACCCGAATTTTCAAAACATGCCGCGAGGCTCTACGTTCGTTATTCGGAAGGTAGTCGAGTCACGCTGGGATGGTGGCAAGATTCTGGAGGGTGACTACAGCCAGCTAGAGTTCCGCGTGGCAGGGTTTCTGTCAGGTGACCAGAACATCTACAACGACGTGGTGGCAGGTACAGATGTGCACAGCTACACCGCCAGCATCATCGGGTGTGACCGACAAGATGCCAAAGCCCACACCTTCAAACCGCTGTATGGTGGCGTGTCCGGCACTGACGCACAGAAAAGATACTACAACGCCTTCAAGGACAAGTACTCCGCTGTGGCAGACTGGCAGGATGAGAACCAACGACAGGCTGTAGAGAAGGGATTCATTACCCTACCGTCTGGTCGTCAGTACCATTTTCCGGGAACCAAGTGGACAAAGTGGGGCAGTGCCACGAATCGCACAGCGATATGTAACTACCCTGTACAGGGGTTCGCCACAGGCGACCTACTACCCATAGCGTTAATCCGTCTCAGCAACCTTCTTCGTGAAAATAAAATGGAGAGTGTCATTTGTAACACAGTGCATGACAGCATCGTCATGGATGTGTATCCGGGCGAAGAACATAATGCAATCAGTATGATGGAAGAAGCCATGCTCTCCATCGCTGAAGAGGCACGTGAGCGGTATGGCATCGCCTACGACATGCCAATTGATATTGAATTAAAAATGGGTGATAATTGGCTTGACACCGAAGTAGTTTTCTCCTAAAATTGTAAAGTTAACTCAGCCATGAAAGGATAGAATTATGGCAAATGATATAGCAAACCTTGATGATTTGAATCTTGATAAACTCGACGAAACAGCCCTGATGGCATTGACTGGACAGGGCAACCAGCCAGCCACCAACTCAGGTAATGGCCTTCCCCGTCTCAGCATCAATTACGAAACTGAGAATGATGAGGGTGTAGCCCTGCCGCGTGGCTCATGGCGCGTAATGGTTGATGGTCGCTTTGTGTACGCTACTAAGCTGACACTGCGTCCGTTCAGCCGTATGTACACATATAGCTTGTGGGACCAAGACGAAGGTAAGTTCGTCAGCCAGTCAATCCAGACTGCCAGCTTGGGGGATCGTTTCCCTGACAGCGCAGGTGGTGAAAAGTGTGGTCGCTTGTCGAAAGACGAAGAGGCCAGCTTGGGCGAAAGTGACCCCCGTGTTCTCCTCTCCCGTGAAGTAACGTGTAACCAAGTTATCTACGGTACAATCTCAGGTAAGTTCCAAGACGCATCGAAGAACGAAGTTGAATTGGACAACCTGCCCGTAGTTGCGTACTTCAAGAAGTCAGGCTTCCGCCCTGTACGTGAAGCTTTGGACAACCTGACACGTCAGAAACTGCTTATGCAGAAAACCGTGTTGGAAGTTGGCACAAAGAAAAACAAAGCTGGCAGTGTGACTTTTTGGACTCCGACCTTTGCTCAGGTTGACTATCTGGACAACCTGTCTAAGGACGACATGGAACTCATTAAGAAATTCCTTGAGACAGTCAAGGGATACAATGACTCCATCCTCACGAAGTTCCGTGAGTCGCAGAAGCTAGTAGCAGATTCGGCAGACGTTTCTCTGGAAGCGGAGCTTGAAGATGCTGACGCTGCCTAAAGTACAGGCGACGCTAGAACAAGCCGGGCGGGGGCAAGTTACGCTCCCGCCCGAAGCGTCTCAGGAGTTCATTGAGTCGGTTCAGCAAGCCATAGATAAACAATTTAATCGTGGTGAATCTAAGCCTAAACTTCGCATGTCCGGTCTGGGTCGGCCTCTGTGCCAGCAACAGATGGACTTGGCAGGTGAGAAGGAGCCACTTGAATACACTAGCTTTATGCGCTTTGTGTACGGTGACATGATTGAGTCCATCGCAGTGCTTGCTATGCGTCTCGCTGACATCGACATCATTGAACTGCAAAAATCTGTAGAATTGGACTTGACAGATGAAATCAAAATTCAAGGCACCCTTGACCTCATTATGGACGACGGTACTGGACCGAAAGTCTGGGATATCAAATCAGCGTCTGATTTTGCTTTTAACCATAAGTTCGGCACTTTCGGCGGGTATGAAAAAATCAAGGCGGAAGACACGTTTGGCTACATTATGCAAGGCTATCTGTATGCTACTGCTGTTGGCT